CCATTTATATACTGATGTCTCTATCCCAGCAAATGCAAGAAATTTAACTATTAGTTTTTATTGGACTTGTTTGGGTGAAAATAGTACTGCTGGTGGTAATTCAGATATTAGATGGGATTATGGTAGAGTTGGAGTTTTGCCTACTAGCGTAACACCTACTGCAAATTCAGAGTTTTCTGACATTTATAGAGTAGGTGCTTTAACAAATGAAAACAAATTTAATGAAGGATATAACGGAGGAGCTTCTGCTGGAAACTGGACATTAGAAACTATAGCAGTTCCTTCTAGTTTGTGGACAGCGGGAACGGACATCAGGTTTGTGCTTACTTGGAAAAATGATGGAAGTGTAGGAGACCAGCCTCCTTTTGCGGTTGATGATATAACAATAGAAGTCGAAGCTATCGAATAAAAAATAATAATATTTATAAAACATGAACATAACAACAGGTCAAACAGTATACGAATTGGTAAGGTCATTTAATCCTATAACGAACGACCCAGTAACACCAGCAACTTTTAGCTCAACAGTTTACACTGATGGTGTTGTAAATACTGGTGTCACTGTTAATTCTGTTCTTTCAAACCCATCAGAAGGCATATATTCAATCTCGTGGTCAGCATCTACCTTAGGAACTTATCAGTTAAACATTGAAAACACCACTACTAGCGTTGTTTATGTTACTGAAATATACTCTGTAAAAAGCGAATCAGATATCAATCCTTCTCCAACAATATATGTAGGACTATAATTTCTTTACTTTTTTAAAAAAGCTCTTATAATTGATTTATGGAGCTAAATAATTTTTCTTTTTCACCTTTATATAAAGAATTATATTTTAAAAGAAATCTATTATTAGAAAAAACAGACAATGACGATGTTTGGGTTGATTATGTAATATTAGATTTTTCTCCATACTCAAAAGAATCTAGTGAAGTTTTAGCTGTTTGTTTGGATTTTAATAACTTAGTAAACACTTCTTTTGTACCAGAGATAACAAAAGAATACATATATCGTTTTAATGTTATTAGTAATTATGGAAAAACTGATGGTTCTGAAATAATTGATTGGGTACAAAGTTTTTATAATGAAAAAAACAAATACTATGAACAAAATATATATCATAGTAATGCAAAAGATGTACACGTATATGTTATTCACAAAAACTTTAAAAGAAGGTTAAAAATTAATTTGACATCTTGCATTCCTAAGAGTCCTCTTTTTTTTCATAGAAGAAAAAATAATAAAAATCAAATGTCTATAACCTTACAGGCTAAGAGTATTTTAAATTTTGAGAATTTTAACTAAAAAAGTTCTCTGAGAGCCTCTACAGCATTTTAATAATTCTGTAATATTTATAACAATAAGCATTGCTATGAATTATATTGAAGAATACGTCAATTGCGCAAAAAGTCCAGTATATTTTGCAAATACATATGGATATGTTTTTGACATGGAAAAGCAGCAAATAGGAAAAATGACATGTTTTCCATATCAAGAGAAGTGTCTTAATCAATTTAATGACAATCAAAACTCAATAGTTTTAAAGTCTAGGCAGATGGGGCTATCAGTTATATCTGCATTGTATGTTGCGTGGAGACTGGTATTCTGCCCAGATGAAAGAATATTGGTTGTTGCAGATAGTGGTAATGGGGCTGTTAGGTTCTTAAATACAGTTAAACAATTTTTAGACAGATTACCAGACTGGATGTTGCCAGAAGAGAGATTGATAAACAACACTAAACAAATATCTTTTTCTAACGGTTCATGGGTTAAGGCTGTGGCGAGCAGTAAGCAAGCTGGTAGAGGTGAGTCTCTAACTTGTTTAATATTGGATGAAACAGCATTTATAGAACATGCTCAAGACATATGGATGGGTGCTGGACTTGCCCTTGCTGCCACACAAGGTAAGTGTATTATGATTTCCACACCAAAGGGTACTGGTAATCTGTATCATCAAACGTGGACTCAAGCATCTAAGAATAAGGGTAATTTTATTCCAATAAAACTACATTGGTCTATACACCCAATATTGTCCAAGGGATTAGAGATTAGAAATGACTCTGATGGTAAAGAATATTCTTGGAGCCCTTGGTATGAAGGAGAGTGTGAAAGAATGCATCACAACAAAATAAAAATAGCTCAAGAATTAGATTTGTCTTTTGAAGGTTCAACCGCAGTTGTTGTTGAAAGTTCAATAATACAAAAATACATGAAAGACATAGGAAATAAGCAACCTTTGTGTTATTATGATTTTAACAAAAAAGACACTGGATTCTGTGACTATGTTACATCGTTTCATATTTATAAAAAACCAAAAGAAGATGGAAACTATATAATAGGTGCCGATGTCGGTAGGGGTGATGGAGCAGATAATTCTACTGTTCAAATATTAGATGCAGACAGCCTAGAGCAGGTTGCGGAATATCAAGGAAAAATAGTCCCAGATGTCTTTGCTGACTTGTTGTATAAGGTTGGAACTGAGTACAATAATGCTTTCATGGCTGTAGAGTGTAATAGTTTTGGTTTGGCCACTACTTTAATATTAAAAAACACACTAAAATATCCTAAAGATAGAATGTACATTTCTAAATCAGCGGTTAAATTGTATAATAGAAGTCATAATTATGTTGTTGACAAAGATACAGATGTACCAGGTTTTCAAACAACCGTAAAAACCAGACCCTTGTTACTAAATTCTCTAGTCAAACACATGAGAGAGATGCATTTAAAGATAAACTCATTAAGACTGCTTGCTGAATTTGAAACATTTGTATATAAAGGAGATAAGGCAGAACATGAACCTGGATTTAACGATGATTTAATTTTCGCTCTCGCAATTGCTTTATTAATTAGAGACACAGAATTTGAGTCTGTTTTTTGGAATAAAAAGAAAACAAAGGAAATGCTAGACTTAATAAGCCACAGTACTAGCAATGTCGACTCTTTAGGTTTGAATGGTTCCAAGAAGGAGAATTGGGATGATGATGATGATTTCAATGACACATCTTGGCTTTATGGTCCTATAAAAGCATAGTCTATTTACTTTTTAAAAAAAAGACCTTTATTGTCATAAAATGACAAGCATGTTAAACAAAATAAAAGATTGTTTGAGTCAGAGAAATCACTTAAAGTCTGTTTTTGATTTAAGTCAAAAATCAATTCTAAATGCGATTCTGAACAATGATGTAGTTTCTGTAATCAAACCAAGACAATCAGGTATAACTACTGTTGTTTTGTATTATGTAGCTTCATTAATGAAATTTTCAAATGACAGAAAAAGCATAGCTTATTTTGGTTTTAATAACTCTTCTTCAGAAAATTTTTTAAAAAAATTAGGATTTTTATTGAGAGGTTATTCTTACTTTAAGACTATACAAGATTATTATAAATTAAGAGGAGCGAGGTTTGATGTTATTATTATAGACGAAGCTGCTTTTCATAAAAATTTAGACCATATATTGATTTATGCATCACAAGCATTAACAAGTAAAGGAAAATTAATATGTATATCTTCACTTGGAGGAATAAGTGATTTAAATTTTCAAAATTTTCACTTTAGACTAAATAATGCTTTAGAATTTTATAAAAAAGATTTACTTATAGAAAAAAAAGATATTTTAAATATAAGTGTAGTTAATGGTCGAATACCTCATTCAGTTAGTTTAAGGTGTTATAAAAAGCCCCCTACAGAGCTTAAAAAAGAAAAACTTAATATTTATTAATAAAAACAGAAATGGCAGAACAAGAAAGTGTATTTATAAATTTATTGGATAGATTAAAAAGAGGAAGAACTTCAAGACCTTTACCTCAAGAAAAACAAGTTCTATCTGGAAACATAGCAAGTCCTAAGTCAGCACCAATACAACAGAGACAACAAGATTTTCTTGATGTTCAGTCTCAAAAGATTGCTCAAGATATATATTCTAGAACTGTATATTATGATACTGACAGATTAGGAGCATATAATGATTATAGAGCCATGGACATGTCTCCAGAAGTTTCTGCTGCATTAGACATAATAACCGATGAAACAGTTACAAGGGATGAGAGAGGTGATATATTGTCAATTTATTCAGAAAATGATAGAATTAAAACTGTTTTAAAAGACCTTTTTCACGGAAGATTAAATATAGAGTATAATTTAACTTTCTGGATTCGTGAAATGATTAAGTTTGGAGACGCTTTTTGCAAATTGGAAATAGACCAACAAGAAGGTATATATGATGTAAGAATGCTCCCAGTAGCGGAAATACATAGAGAAGAAGCGTTTGACGGTAATGTTAACTCTTCTAGGTTCAAGTGGGATATTAATAATATGTATTTTGAAGAGTTTCAAATAGGTCACTTTAGACTTGTTTCAGACGGAACAAAGCTTCCATACGGTAGAAGTGTCTTAGACCCAGCGAGAAAACTTTGGAAACAACTTCAGTTGGCAGAAGATGCTATGCTTGTATACAGAATTATAAGAGCCCCAGAAAGAAGAGTTCATTATATAGAAGTTGGTAACTTAGAATCTGCAGATGTTCAACAATATGTTGAAAGGATTAAAAGAGAATTAAAAAAATCTCCTATTGTTGACCAAAAAACTGGTCAAATGAATTTAAAGTATAATCCTCTTACTATGGAAGAAGATTATTTCTTGCCAATTAGAGGAGATAAATCTTCTAGAATAGAAACTCTACCGGGAGCATCTAATTTAGGAGAAATACAAGATGTAGAGTATTTACAAAATAAATTATTCGCAGCACTTAAAGTTCCAAAGCCCTATCTTAACTATGCAGAGTCAATGCCTGGAGGTTCAGCTTTATCTCAAGCAGATTTAAGGTTTAGTAGAACTATAAATAGAATACAAGAAAACGTTATAATTGAGCTTAGAAGAATTGCAAACATTCATTTGTTCTTATTAGGTTTTGAAGATGATATGGATAACTTTGACTTGAAGTTAACTAACCCATCTACTCAGCAAGAGCTTTTGAAATTAGAAACAATGAAAGCAAGGCTTGAGGTGTTTAAGGAAATGTATACAGGAGAAGCTACATCTCCCGTTTCTTATACTTGGGCCATGGAATATGTTATGGGATTCTCAAAGGCAGAAATAAAGCAAGTGTTAAGACAGAAGAAGGTAGAAAAGAAAATGTTCTCAGAAATAGAAACAGCACCAGAAGAGTATATGGAAACAGGTTTGTTTGCGGATATAGATGGAAAATTTAAGGTAAGCGACTCCTCTTCTCCTGCTGATATGGGAGGGAGTGCTGATGCCACAGATGATGCTGGAAGTTTTGAGTCTGAAGAACCTGCTGCTGAAGAACCTGCTGCTGAAGAGCCATTGTCTGAAAATGTTTTATTTTCAGAAGATAAAAATCCTAAAAAAAACATGAACATAAGCGGAATAGATGAAAGTCTTGAGGAAAGAGAAGGTGTTTTAAATAGTAGAAATGATAAATTAAACACAAAAACTAAAAGGCTTATAGATTCTATAACAGAAAAGCTAGACAAAATAAATGAAGACACTGGCCTAGATGATAATGGGTCTGACGTTTTGAATGAAGGTGATGAAGTTTAATTCATCAGTTATTAACAATTATTTTTATGGATTACGAAAATTTAAAAAAACAAATAAGAGACAAGAGACTTGGTTTGAATAAAGATTCAATTTCTTCACAAAATAAAAATATTGAAGATGATGAATATAAGATTGATGAAATTTTTCAAAAAATAAAGTTCTTAATTGACAAAACAGAGCCTAGACTGTATAAGTTTATGTTTAAAGGGACTGTTGATGCATCAATAGACGCTAGAAACAATTTAAATGAAATAAGAAAATTATGTGTAGAGCTTAGGTCTAGTATATTAAAGCAAAGACAAGATAACGAAAGCGACTATTCTTAGTTTAAGAATTCTTTTATAGTGTTTCTAACAAAAACTCTAGCTTCATTTAAGTTGGCGTTTTTTAGTTTGTCATATTCTTTTTTGGCATCAACAGGAAGCGTATTGTATTGTTTTTTAGAAAAAGAAACTCCTCTTTCTATTTGTTTTTGAACATATCTCTTTTGATTTTTTTTGCTTAAATATTTTACCTTTTCTACATCTAAAACCAAAGGAAATTCAAAAGTAAAATCACAATATATTTTTTTCATTTTTGGACTTAATATATTAAATTCACTATCACTTAGTTGTAGTTTAATGTATGATGCCATTTGTAAATAATATTCTTGAAGGCTATCATTTAGTTTTAAAAATTCAGAATTAGTTAAAAATCTTTTTCTATATATGTATCTTTGTTTTTGGTTGTTAGACATAATGGTAAATTCATAATCTTCTAACCAATCAGCACTTTTGATTCTATTCTCTATATAGTCTTGTTGTTGACTGTTACTCATTTGTTTAAAAAAATATTCATCTATTCCACCTTTTAAATATATAAGGTAGTCTAAAAATTTTTTTTGCTCTTTTGTGCTTAGTTTTTTAAATTCTTTTTTCGACAATAGATTCATAATAATAAATATCATAAAAAAATTGTACTCAAAAATTATAATCTTTATATTTGTATGATATGTTTATAGTATTTGACACAGAAACAACAGGACTTCCTGAAGATTTTAGCGCTCCTTCAACAGATGTAAACAACTGGCCTAGAATAGTTCAATTGGCTTGGAAGGTTTATGACATAAATGGGAAAGTAATTAGTTCTCATAATAGAATAATTAAGCCAGAAGGCTTTATTATACCAGACGATAGCATTAGAATTCACAGGATAACAAATGAAAGAGCGAAATCTGAAGGGATACCTTTGGAGAGCGCTTTAAAAGAGTTTGCTAAAGATTTAGGGGCTAACAATTTTTTGGTTGCTCATAACATAAGCTTTGATAATAAAGTTACTGCCTGTGAGTTTTTTAGGATGGATATGAAAAACCATATGAGAGATATAGTTCACATATGTACTTTAAATTCGACTATAAATTTTTGTAGAATACAAGGTAAAATGGGATTAAAGCCACCCACTTTAACGGAACTGCACAACAAACTGTTTGACAAAGGGTTTGAAGACGCTCATGATGCATTAGTGGATGTTGAAGCATTAGCTAGGTGTTTTTTTGAACTTAGAAGATTGGGTGTTTTAGGTTTTAATGAAGATGTTCTAAGTTATTTAGATTCAAAAAAATCAGAACAAGAAATGGTTAACAAATGGAAAAATAAACACGGACAAGTTTCTGATGATTTTTCTATGGTTAACTTTGGCGTTCATACTTATCATTCTGTGTTAGAAGGTGCAGGTTCTGCAGGTGATTATGTTGAGCTGGCAAAAAGTAATGGACACAAATCTTTGGTTTTAACTGATAAAGGTAGTATGTCTGGCACTTTTCCTTTTTATCAAAAGTGTAAGTCAGAAAATATAAAGCCAATAATTGGTTGTGAATTTTATTTAAATGACAGTATTGGAGGTGAATATGAACCAAAACAGCAAGATGTAAATGTTATTCAAAAGATTATAGTTAAAAATAAGCAAGGTTTTCAAAATATTAACAAAATAAATTATTTATCTTTTGCAGAAGGTTTTTATAGAGTTCCAAGAATTAAAACTAAATGGATTTTAGAAAATAAAGAAGGTATAATATTAACTACTTCTTCAAAAAATGGAATGATATCTAAATATTTACAAATTGGTAAATATAAAGAAGCTGAAGATTATTTGTTGAAGATGATAAATGTTTTTGGAAAACAATCATATATAGCTGAGATTTCTTTTGAAGACAATGAGGTTCAAAGACAGTATAACAATTTCATCATTAGTATGTCTAACAAATATAATGTGGCTATTATTATAGCAAATGACATATATTATCCAAAAAAAGAAAATAAAGTTCTTCAAGATGTTTTAATATCTATAAATCAAAAAAAATCAATAAAAAGAGCAAGGACAAAAGAAAACAGAGATATGTACTATGTTTCAGAATCTGACATAATTGAAATGAACAATTCTTATGAATTTAATTATGAAGAAGAGTTTATGAAAATGTGTATGATTACAAGTGAAAAGTTGTCTTCTTTTTGCAGTTTTGATTTTGAAACAGATATTGAGAAATATCCTCAATATAAACCCACTAAAGATGTTTACGATTATTTCAAAACAGAAAATGGAGAAGAAATAATAAGAAGGTTATCTCATGCAAAACTTAATCAAAAACTTAAGATTTATCAAGAAAGAGGCCCAATAGTTATAGATGAGGTTAAAGCTGTAGAGTATAGAGAACGATTAGATTATGAGTTAGATGTTATAAAAGAAAAGAAAATGCTGGACTATTTTCTTGTTGTATGGGAGCTTATAAGGTTTTGTGCCGACAATGATATTGAAGTTGGTCCTGGAAGAGGTTCGGCTGCAGGCTCTCTTTTGTCTTGGTGTTTAGATATAACTAAAATAGACCCCTTAAGGTTTGATTTGTATTTTGAAAGATTCTTGAATCCAGCAAGAAACTCTCCTCCCGATATTGATATAGATTTTGAGACAGGCTCCGATGTAAAAACAGACGAATTTTTATATAATAAATATGGAAAAGAATGCGTTTTCCCAGTAATAACATTTTCTACTTTTAATGAAAAAGGTTGTATAAAAGATGTTGTAAAAGCTTTTGGAGGAGATGCAGGTTTTGATTCTGAAATATTTGCAGTTACCAAAGAGATGCCTAAAATGTTTATGAAGTACGATGGTGATTTAAAAGATTGGCTTGAAGAGCATCCTAACAATCCTGAGGCTTCTGATTTGGTAAAAAACTGGATACAAAACCCAGCCAATAAAAAAACGATAGACACAACATTAACTCTACAGGGTCAAGTAAGAAATTTGGGTAAACATGCTGCTGGTATAGTAATAACTCCGGGACCAGTTTGGGACTATATGCCAGTTAATATGGTAAAAGGGGTCACTGTTTCTGGGTTTCAAGAATCTGGCAGTGGTAAGGATTTGTCTGATTTAGGAATATTAAAACTTGATAGACTTAATCTGACAACTTTAAACATATTAAAAGAATCTATTAAGCTCGTAAAAGAAAATAGAGGAATAGATGTTTCTGAACAAGTTAAATATGTTGATTTAGATAACTCTGATTTGTTTGAAGAGATTAGAAGTGGAAACAATCAAGGGGTGTTTCAGTTTGAGTCTGATGGTATGTCCAAACTTATAAAAAAGATGCATACTGAAAGTTTTGAGGAAATGGTTGCGGCAAATGCTTTATATAGACCAGGGCCTATGGGTGTGGGTGCTCATGAAGAGTATATAAGAAACAAAAAACATCCCGAAGAAATTAGTTTAGTACACCCTTCATTAGAGCCTCTTTTAAGAAGTACAAATGGTGTATTAATATTTCAAGAACAGTTAATGTTTATTGCTCATGAGTTAGCTGGTATGACCTTAGGAGAAGGAGATAATCTTAGAAAGGTAATGGATAAGGCTTCTAAAATTATCAAAAAGAAACTTTCAGGAGATGAGTTAGAGCCAAAAGAAGCTTCCAACAAAAACTACAAAGAATATTTATTGCTTTGGGAAAAGTTTAAGCTAGGGTGTAAAGAAAAGGGATTAAAAGATAATGAAGTAAAAAACATAGAGGAGTGGCT